GTAAAGTTTAGTGTCCATACAATGCTTCTACGATCTAAAAAACTATCATCCCAGTCATCTTCATAATTAATATTGTTTAATACAATAGCAATATCTTTTTTCTCATCCATGTCTGTGACCATGTTGAGAGTAATATTAAAATTGGGTTGAAAGAACGGCAAGATTTGCTCAAGAATTTGTAAACCATCATCTTGAGATTTACCAATAATTCCTAGTTCAAATGACATGTCATAAGGAACTGGAACATACTGGGTCTTAACTTCTGTACCATCTTCAGCAATAGTGGTTCTGTATTTTTGTACAGGACTTGTCTTACGAGCAGCATCATATGTAATACCAGTCATCTCAAAGTAGAGACGTGGTATTGTGATAGCAATCTTGTTAGCAACATCTGGGTTCTGTTCCAGACGTGTCAAAAATTTCTGCTTAGGTCCATAAGCAAGAGGAACTTTTTCAACCTCCAATACAGCACCTGTATTGGGATCTACTTTTTTAAGTTCAATGTTATTGAATAAAGTACCGAAACCAATTACCGTTTTACGTATAGCTTCGTTATAGAAATGTTGACCAAGCATTAGAATGAATCCATAAAGTTGCCATACTCACCGAAGGGATTAACTTCCCCCCAATCGATAAGGTTATCAGCCTCGTCTTCGATTTCTGAGTTTTGATCGTAGGCGCTGTTGGTATTATTTAGAGTGTTAAATGACTCAGGACTCCAAGTAGCACCTGAAGTTAGACCAGTAACTAGTTCAGCAGTTGTGAAGGTTCCTGTTCTATTGATGACTTCGAGAGCTCTGGTGGTGCTATCCCAGGACTTGACATCTGCTCTATTGTCCTTAGGTGAGTAGTCAATAGTAACACTAGGAGCAGATGTGTACCCAGCGCCACCATCTGTAATGACGACACCAGTAATAAGACCAGTAGCAGAGACCGTAGCAGTACCTGTAGCATCTGTAGTTGCTCCTCCCCCAGAGAATGTAACAGATGGTGGTAGTGATTGATTGTAGTACAAACCAGTGTCTGTCATTACTACACCATCTACAGCATCACCACTAATAGTTGATGTTGCCTTAGCAAGGAACTCGTCACCAGCAATCTCTTCTCCAACAACAAAGTCACCTGATCCACCAGGATCCATAAACAGTTTAATAGAACTAGACTTGATTGTCTCGATTACATCAATTTCAGCAACACCTGTCTCGATGCTATCACTACCAACTTCATAGATCTCGGCAGTCATTGTATAGAACTGGAGCTTGCCCATTTGATAGAATGGTTGCTCTCTTTCTACAAATTTGATTTCATACAAATCTTTCGTCAATGGGAAATACAAAAGATCTCCCTCGTTAGGTCTGTTATCTAACGTGAGGGTAGGAGCATGTTCCGTAACTTCTTCATCCCAACGTCTTGTTGAAACACGAAACTTTACTTCATCTGTAATACGTAGACCAAACTTACTAATAAATTCTGATGTTTCTCCGAATCCTGTTACGTTCTCTAGAAGCATTTCAATTTGAAACTCTTCCTGATACTTTGAATAGATGATGTCATTTAAAGTATTATCTTTCAGGATTGTTCTAGGTAGGTAATAGATATCCGATCCGAACAGTTGAATCTGCTCGTCAACGAGATCCTGTACGAGATTTTGCTCACCAGAAAAACCGCTATAGTAAGTGGGAAAGTAAGGACTAGTAGGCATTTTATCCGATCACATCAAATAATGGGGTGGAATACTTGGACAGCATTTCTGACTCAAGTACTTGAACTTCTTTGTTGCCATCTTCCCAGATCTGGCGACCGTTTAGGGTGACTCCACCAGGAAGTTGAACATTGTTGAACTTAATGAGGTTTGCTCCCCACTGTCTTTTCATTAAAGCTGTGGTGTACCTCTTGAGGAAGGAATCGTTATATACTTGGGTGAATGTGTCAGGATCTATAGCACCCCAACAATCAATTAATAACCAGTTTCCTTCCTTAAGTCTTTGTACATCAATATCAATATAAAGTCTATCTTGTCTCTTTGAAAATCTGTACTGAACAAAAGCACCAGTATTAATAACTTGATCTAGAGTTTCAAAATACTGTTTGACCATATAGAAATTAGTAAGATCAAAGTTCCCCATCTTAAATCCATTGGCAAAGGAGAACATGTCCATCAAGAAATATTGGTTTGTCATACCAAACAAACTATTTCGTACAAAGTTTGATGACACCCCAAATACTTTACTAATACCCATTACATGATCAGGGATTTCTAGAAAATTCTTTCTATGTTCCCAACCAGTAGCATCAGGATTTGTAGTTGACGTAACTTCATTCTGTGTAGTAAATCTAGTGATGTCTGTATCAGTAATGTTGTGCTTAAGATACATTTGCTCAAGCCCATCAAAATGATGTTCGTGATAAAACTGAATAGCATCATCAACGATATCACTTGCTTGTTCATCAGCAATGTTAATTTGTAGTACAGGAGCACCCAATTGACGTTTACAATAATCAATTAGTTCCGACCTACTGCTTGGTGATGACATGTATCTTACACAAAGTCCCTGTTATTATTTAGGAGATGGGATATTGGGTTTTATACCAAAGCATTTGAAAACTCATTTTAAAAATCCATTGAATGTAATTCTATCACACTTCCAATTAGTATTAAAGTATGGTATGTGCCATACGTTACCCTCATACAGTAGGAGAGTGTTGTACTCATGTGGTTCTATATGATACAACTCCCAACCCTTCCTATCATAAGTAGATGGATCCAAAACAGTCATTGTAACATCCATATTTCTTGCTCTTAAATGTCTGTAGTTGATATCCGAGCAAATATGTTCCATACCAGTTTCAATATGACGACAGAAACCAGTACCATTATCAGTTCCTTCTAATTCTTCATTTGTATTCAGTGGCACCACAGCAGCATAATGTATCCAATCTACATGTGGGTACATACTCATGGTTCTACATTCAGTTCCTGGTTTATATTTTTGAATACTAAAAATGCTAATTTTATGATTGTGTAAGATTGTTACTGGAGCAGCCATCCTTTCAAGTAACAAAGTCCTGAAGGGAACGAAAAATCTCAGATCAACTCCACCTACCCTAGATGTGTATCCAGGAATAGCAGAAATTTCTCCCATGATAGTGCTTTTGAAATCTGCTTGCAATCCAACTTCTCTAACCTTATCAGGATTAGAAAAGAAATTTTTAACCTTTAGCAATCTATTTTGAGATTGCCCAATATGAATAACATCGACCTCCCAAGAAGAGGGGTCGATGTCAAACTCTTTAGCGTTTATCATTCGCCTTCTAAGCGGATGTTCCTGGTTCGATTCCAGGTGATCCTGTCTCGCAGGCTGCCGCTGGTTCTTCGGCAGTAGTTTCTTCGGTAGTAGTTTCTTCCTTCTCTTCTGGCGGATTCAGCAAGTCTAGAGTTTCCACCCCACCAGATAGTTTCAATTTATACTCTCTTGCCTTAGCAAGATTAGCTTCTAGTTCGGCAATTTGCTTATCAGTATTAGCAAGTTGCTCTTCAAAATTCTTTCTAAGTTCTGCTGTATCCATAGTAATCACATATGACAGTGTGTATTATTATTTATATCTCTAGAAAAAGATTGAATGCTTCTGCCATTTTTACTTCTTAGTGATAGTATTTACAATAGTCACCTCGACATCATCACCAGGACTTAGATCGGCACCTAGTGTAAGTGAAATACGAACATTTTGTGATCCATCAATGTCAAACATGTCAAACCCAGACCAGAAAGAACTAATTAGTTCTTGACCTGTCTTCACGTTATTGGTGTCGGTGAAGAAAATATCTGTTCCATTATCGATAACCAAATATTCCGTAATTTGTTTATCTCCGGTTGTTAAGTTGTTTGCTGTTACAATAACTTTTGCTGAAGCTTCTACATTTTTATTATAAATGGTAGCATTTCCAGTATTTGACAAACCTTTTTTTAGTTCAAGTTTGGCAGTAGATATTCTTACATTAATAGTATCCATGGAGTCGAACTCCATACCACCAGAAGTAACATTGAACAAATTTGTTCCAATTTCATTAATTTTGACCCTTTGCTGTTCAAAGGTGTCAGTTCTAGCTACTTGAATTGCTGGCATTTTTTATTAACTCGCGCAGAAGGGACTTGATTTCAGATACTTCATTCTTCAATGTATTTATGTCTTCTAGTGTATTGTTAAATGTACGAGAAAAGTTTCTAGGAGCGGGTTTGTCGGTATTGACAATCGCTCCTGTCGTTACATCACGATAAAGACTTTCGTGACCTTCAACTTTAAGATATCTCATCAGTATGATGCTACAGCTCTTAGGTCTTGAATCTTGGGTACATAAGAAGGATCATCAGTTTTCATGATAATCTTGATAGCGAAAGATGTAAACTCAGGTAAATTAGAAGCACTGAATGTCAGTTCTTGGTAATCTGTTTGCTTCTCGAACTGTCCTGAGATGGAGTTTGCTGGAGTAGCAAGATTGTTTACATCTGGGTTACCATCTTGATTAAATGGAACCCAATTGATATCATCAAAGTTTGCTGAACTGGAAGACTCTCTAAGTTTATAATATATCTTAACGTTTTCAACGTCGGTAAGATTCATTGTAGATCTTACATCAATGGCAGAACCAGCGTTATCGATGAATACTTCCTTAGTTACATACTTAGCAACCGAAGAACTATTAACAGCATCTGTTTCTGGAACATAGTCAACACCAGTTGTATAATCAATGGTGTTAATTTCAATAAACTTAGGATCGTCATCTCCAGTAGATTGAACTACATCACCCACCCTAAAGATGTCTGGTTGCTGCTCACTATCGAGTTGTTTTCTAGTGTATGCTTCGCCGTCTGCTGTCTTAGCAATGTAATTATTATTAATAGGTTGATAAGAGTTTTCCACAATTAGGATTTTATCCTCAGCATCCCATAGGATGACCTTACCATTAATTTTATTGGCGTAACTTACATCCTCATCTGTTGGGGAGTAGGCAATAACATTAGAACCCACACTGAAGTTAAAATCAATCTCGGAAATTGTAGTGATAGTAATTCCTACATTAGAAATTTCTACTCCATCTGTACCAATTAGATTTAGAGCTTCACCTTGCTGGAAAGGAGTTATAGTTCTTAGTCTGATAGTGGCATTATTGTTTTCGTAACCAGTAATCAAACCTTCTGCTTTAGAAGTTTGACCAACTACAGAAAGATTTACACCAACCTGACCAGCATTTGATCCAGTTACAGCAAAAGCAAGCGTGTATAAAGGTTGGAATTTAACAATCTGATCTCTCTTACCATATCTATCTTCATAACCAGTAGCATTTTCAATTCTATTACTAGATGTTTTAACAGTAGCAGTACGTAGATCAATAACAGGTGATAGAACAGAAGTATCTGTGGTTAACTTGAATTTATACTTCAGTGAATGAGGTAGTCCGTTCATAGTCTGGTTGATTCTAGAAGCAACAATTTTCTGGTTAGTAAAGAAGTGCTCTTCACCAAGGAAAGTCTTTTCGTAGTCAACGAAACTGTATGAGGTGTAGTTCTTAGTATCGGAATCAACAGGTACTACATCCGTAGTAGCAACAAACGATTCAATCTTAGTACCATCTAGTTGTAGATATGGAACCTGAGCATACAGACGTTCAAACTTTCTGTTGTAAGAAGCAAGAACACTATCACCACCACCAATAATACTAGATCCAGCGCCGTTTAGACTTGTGACGTTATAAGAATCAATACCAGAATTAGAAATTTTATATAGTCTTTGATTCAATGTAACTCCCGAAATACCACCAACATCTTTTGCTTCTTGGAAGAATACATAAGAGTTTCCAGTATCTTCAAAACCATTATCCCTATGATAAACTTTAAGAATTGAGTTATTATTCTTGAATAGTGATGAGGTAGCATTAGTAGCAGATCTTACACTAGTCTCGAAAGGAGATATCTGTAGTTTTTCGTAACCTAGATTTTGGTTAGCAACTTCAATCTCGCCACCGACAGTATCAAACTCAGCACGGTACATGATAAATTTGATATCTTCAAATAAATCTTCTGTCCAGTCATCAGTATTCTGAGATTTGTATACGGAACCTAAAGAAGGTTGGGTAGTAACAACATTACTTGTTGAAATTTCTTCCTCTCCAAGGACAGACGCCCATAGTTCATATTCAATAGAGTCTGTCTCAATAGTGAGAGCATACTC